GCATAAGGTCGATTTGTCCCTCGTCCACACCCTGAAGACTCTCCTTGAGCTTGTTGATGTGGATGGGGAGATGCACCATGTGGAGTTGGCCGTCCTTCGGGTCCATGTAGTCGCCTTCGAGAAGCTGGAAGTTTTCCAAGGTGGCGATTGAGTCGTCGTATGGAATCCGGGTTTCGTTCGGTGTTCCGGCGTAGCGGTCGGCCAAGTCCACCCCGCCCAACATGATCAAACGGTCGTAGTCGAAATTCTTGCGGCCAACCGCGTCCCACGTCGAATACCCTTGCTGGATTTGATCCATTAGCATGATGCGCGACGCCCGCGATCCGGTGCCGATGATCCGGGTGGCCTGCACCCGCTTGAAGTCAATTTGCTTGAAGACACTCTCAGGGACGCCACGGGCCACACAGCGGGCCTTCATCTCGCGCACGCGGGCGGCGGCCTGCTTGTCTTTCTGCCTCACGGTGAACGCCCGACGGACCTTCTCTTTGGTGATCTTGTCGTAAGGACCGTAGAACAACGTGACGGCGAAGCTGTTGAGCTTGTTGATAAAATCGAGCTTGGAGCTGACCTCCAGCTTGGTCTGACGGCTCTTGTCGTCGTTCATCATCATGTCGCCGGAAGCCAATCCTCCGGTCGCCCGGTTCAGGATGGAACGCGTCTCGTTGATGGCGGGCATCAAGGCGTTGTTCAAATTGATCCCCACCTGACGGTCGGGCATCTTCATGGTCGGCGGGATCATGATGGCCGAGCCGGAGTCGATGAGCATCATATCCTGCTCGTCTTCCGTGGAAGCTGGCTGGAGAATCAACGACGACCCGACTCGGGCATTATCGAGCATCTTGCAATGGAGGATGTCCCCGGCGTTGCACAGCTGGAAGATCAAGTATCCCAAGCCGCGCACCGTGTAGAGCCGCCCGCCGTTACCGACGCTGAAAGGAAAAATCTGAAACGCCTGATCCACCGAATCGTAGTGGCCCGGCGATTTGAAGATGAACTCCTCGGTCCCGCCCTCTTGGTTGGACAAAGAGTTTTTGGCGGAGATGTAATAAGACCAGCGCCCGTCAAACTCTCTCACCCACGAATGAATGACAGCGATTTCCTCGCACTGTGAATCGACGTAAATCTCGTTGGCCTTGATTTGGCGCTGCATCTCTTCCCAGTCGTTCCAGTCGGACTTGACCTGACGGGCGCTTTGAAGGATGGCCTTGCGGATGGAAGCTTCGTTCCAACCACTGCCGCCAATCTTGCCGAACAACTCGGTAACGCCGTAAGAACCCAGCGAGTGGGTTTGTTCGGTCTTGGAGCTGACGATGCCGCTTTTGCGCGGAAACTTGAAATGGTCGAGACCCGCTACCGAATATTGCATCGTTTCGTTGTCGTCGAAATAGGCAATGGCCACCCCGTGCTTGACGTAAGTGGCCGCAAGCTGGATGTGCAAGGCCAAGGCCCCGTCATCATCCCGGTCCATCACCGTGTATTCCTCGGCCAAAATCTGGCTCCATGTCAGTGCCTGCTGCTTGTCAACTTCGGGAAGAAGGGGTATGTCAGCCAACACCTTTGGAGTGGTGTAGATGTCGACGTAGGCGGCTTGCGCCTCGGTCAGAATAGTGGCTCCCTCGCCGGTGGTGATGTTAAAGCGGTCGCTTTGACCCTTGTTCTCCAGCTCGGTGGCGTCGTGCGGCGGCGTGTAGTCGGCCAACCCATCCACCAAAGACCGATTGAACGAGCTATCGTTGTCCGCCTCTTTCAGCAGTTCGTAGCTGTTGCGGGCGGCAGCGGGTGAACCCAGCCTCTCCTTTGGCTCCTCCAGAGTTTCGGCGTCGAGGGTTTTTAAGTCGTCGAGCGACTTCTCCGATTCGCGGAAGAGGGAGGTGGTCATAGGTGTTTAGCCGGGCTAAAGATCAGCGTCCGCGCTCTTGAAGAGTTTGTGGATTGGCAATGACAATCGCACCCGCAGTGACGGAGGTGACGTCGATTTGAAGCTGACTGTGTGCGCCGTAATTGACCACTGCCTGCTGGCCGGACAAAGTGATCGGAGTGGCAAAAGGGACAAACACTCCGGGTGCCGTTGCATACTTCACTGTCGCCGCGATGGTTCCTGACGTTGAAAGATAGACAGTGCGTCCGGGAGTGATGTCAACAAGGTGGGTTCCTGCGACAGTGGGTGTGAATTTTTGCATGGGCGATGAGGAGGTTGCGCGTTTTTCCATTAAATCAGCTTGATTGTCAAGCATTCAAAATAATCAGCGCATCTTTCTTCCACAAACCGTCGCCAAACTCCGCTTGCCGTGGAACTTCTGCCACCCCTTGTCCATCATCTTGGCCACCTTCTTGACTTCGTCGCTTTTGAAATGACCGAGCGTGATGGCCTTCTCTACCAACAGGTTGAACGTGTCCGCGATGTCGGGAGATCGTTTGAGACGTTTCTTCGCCTCCTCCTTGCTTTCCACCCGGACCGTCCGTCCCTCCTTCTCGTGATATTCGCGCTCGATGAGTTCGGCGATGAGCGCCTTGCTGATTCCGGTAATTTGCCCCGACCGGATGAACTCCTTCGGCTGAATCCACAGCTCGCTATTCTTGTTGAAATAGCCGCAATCCTCGTTGCGGAAGACAATCGTCCGGTCACTTGCTTTGCCTTGGAAATTCACCTTCTGCACCGACGACGACCACTCCATGTCCACGACGTGTCCGAACGGCGTCCCGGCCCCGGTGTTGTCCATGATCGCACGCGTCGGCTTGACGTCCCATTCATCGCACAGCTTCTTCCAGCCCCTCACCGTCTGGTGCGTCAACGCCACCGCCTTGTTTAAGACATCGTCCTCGATGGTCTGGTAGCAGCACAGGTGCAGGTGATCTCGCCCGTCCACCTTTCCTAGCTTGCCGATCAACGCCTGACTGCGGTCTCCACCACGGCTATGCGCCGGGTCAATCGCTCCCAGCGTGCTTGGAGTGTTGTCCCAGATCGGCTCCTTCTCCTCCATTGCTCCGGCATTCAAAAACTCCACCTCCGAGTAAATCGAATTGCTCGTCCCGTCCGGACACCAGAATGCTTTCACAAACCGGTAATAGCCCCGGCTGGTCTTGCCTCCCCGCTTTTCCGCAATCCGGTCACAATACGCTTGGTCGGTCATCCACTTGATGTGGCCGAACAGCTCTGGATGGGTGATGCGCGGGCATTGCTCCGCGTTGAGACGGATGCAGGCACCATACTTGGTCGTCCATCTTTCGTCGTTCTCCGTCACACTGCGCCAGCCGTCTTTCGGCTCGCACAAGTCCCCGAACGGGTCGGTCAACCGGTCCGGGTTGGCCATCCCCACGAACATCAACCTCTCGTTCGAAGTCATGTTCTCATACGCCGTCGTCAAAATCCCGTCCGTCAAATGGTTGAACTCGTCCGCCGCCACAATCACGTTCGGATTCTTGATCCCCAGCAACTCGTCACTCGCCCCGTCCGACGCACTCCCCGCCGGTTTCAACAACACCCCGCTGTTTCGGTCGGTCCCCATGCTTTGGTTCAACCCCTTGATGTAGCCGTTCGAGTCAATCAACTTCCCCGGACACCCCTTCTTCTGCGCCTGCGCCCACAACTGAGTGATGCTCTTCCAAATCCGCGTCCGAGCCGCATCCTTCGTCGTCGACATCACAATGAAGAACGTCTCCGTCGGACGCGCCCAATACTCCATGAGTCCGTAAAGCGCCACCCCGTGGCTCTTGCCCGACGACGACGCCCCAGCAATCCCCAGAAACCGCTTGTCCTGCCAGCCGCCGATCATTTCCCGCACGATCAACTCCAACCACGGCGTCCACAACACCCGGCAAATGCTGCCCTCGCAGTTGAACGCCAAGTCCACCGCTGCCTTGAAATACCGATACCGGTCATCCGGTTCAATCGCACTCCCGTCTCCTTTTTCCTTCCCCAGCGAAAACATCCACAGCCAGCAAACCAGCTCGTCCGCTCCCACTGGAAACTCGCACCCGTCAATCACAATCCCTCGTTTTGCAGCACTCATAATGGTTTAGCCTGACTAAAGAGTCTTGAGCGTGTTTACGTTCATTCAGCACTCATAGTCAAGCATTCTTGATTTTCTGCCTGATAAAAGACCTTGACTGTCAGGCTGAGTTTATTATTTAGGTGTCGTAAGCAGGGCCGTAAGTCATTGATCCTGCTTCAAAAACAGTCCTCCTTTTTTCCAAAGGACATGTTTTGTTTCGAAATTTGGAAGCACAAACAACCTGAAATCATGTCAGAACAAAAACAAAACTGGGGATCGGCGCTACACGAGCTGAGCATCATTGAGAATCAAAAAACGAAGTCAGAAGCTAACGCAGAAAGAAAGAAGCTGCTTCAAATCATTGATGAACAAAACAACCAGCTTGAAGTGGCTCTGGCCATTCAGGACGGCAAATCGGGCAAAGCGTTTTCCATGCCCTCACTCAAGTCGAACATGGGCGAAGCGGTTGCTTTTGCCATTGCCTCTGACTGGCACGTTGAGGAAACTGTTGATGCAAAGACGGTCAACAACCTCAACGAGTTCAACCTCGGGATTGCCGAAAAGCGGATCGAGCTCTTCTTCAAGAGGGTGGTGAAGATGACCGAAATCCAGCGCCAAGGAACCAAGGTGGAGACGCTGGTCCTTGGATTGCTTGGAGACTTGATGACCGGATACATCCACGAGGAGCTTCGCGAGAGCAACGGGCTCTCCCCCACGGAGACCGTCTTGTGGTTGTCTGACCGGGTGGGCTCTGGCCTCAAGCTGCTCGAAAAAAACTTCGGTCGGATCATCATCCCCTGCTGCTACGGTAACCATGGCAGGACCACTTTCAAATCCCGCCACGGCACCGGAGCCAAAAACTCCTACGAGTGGATGCTTTACCACATCATCAAGAAGCAGTTTCCGCAGCACGAGTGGCAAATCTCCGACGGCTACCACAACTACCTTGAGGTGGACGGGCGGGTCATCCGCTTCCATCACGGAGACGACTTGAAATACCAAGGCGGCGTGGGGGGCTTAACCATTCCCGTTGAGAAAGCCATCGCCCAATGGAACAAAGCCATTCCGGCCAACCTTGATATTTTTGGCCACTGGCACCAGTCTCAGCAAAACCCCAAGTGGATTAGCAACGCCTCGCTGATCGGCCACAACGCTTACGCCATCGCCATCAAGGCGGGCATGGAACCCCCCACCCAAACCTTCTTCCTCATGGACAAGAAACGAGGACGCACAATCACCGCCCCCATCTTCCTCGATTGATGGACATCTCCCTGACCATCATCCGAATCCTGCTCACGCCGCTGGCCCTCCTCGGGCTCTTGTGCATCTGGATTTATGTGCTGCTCACCATGGGATACAGGCAAGCCAATGGAACCATCTGGAACATCCTCGAACTATGATTAAAATCGCCTACATCGCCGGTCCCATGACTGGAGAGCTTTGCAACTTTCCTGCTTTTGACGAAGCCAGAGACACCCTCACCGAGATTGGCTACAAGGTCATCTCGCCCGCCGACCTCGACCGCAAGGCTGGGTTCAACCCGCAATCCTCCACCGTGGACAAAAAGTTTCTCGACGAAGCCATGGCACGCGACCTCGTCGCCTTACAGCTCGTCGACACCTTGTTCATGCTCCCCGGCTGGAAGAAATCCACCGGAGCCACCGCCGAATACCACCTCGCACGATGGAGACACATCCCCATCTTTGAATATCCATCCTTCAAACAAATCTCCAAATAACACCACACCTCATGAAAAACAACTGGATCAAAACCGTCGCCACCATCAACCGAGAGAAATACACCATTCCTGATGGTTGGGACACTCGCGAACAAGTGGCCGAATCCCTCGAATGCTCCCCGGACCGCGTCTCCGACATCCTCAAACACGGCATCCAATCAGGACAAATCGAACGCCAAGACTTCCCTGTCTGGGACGACAACCGACGCCTCACCACCCGCGTCGTCTGCTACCGCATCAACTCCAAACCCACCCCGGAGAAACCCGCCTTCATCCAATCTTGCGAACAGGAACGAGTCCTCCGCGCCCTCAAACGAAATGCCAACCTCTCCGACAACGCCATCGCCAAAAACTGCCGGACCAAAATCGGCATCGTCAAACAACTCCGCGCGCAGCTCTAAAACCGCACCCACCTAAAGAGACAGGGCCAACACAGCCGCGCAACGAGAAACGGAAGGGGGAAACCTCTTCCGTTTTTTCGTCCCCCCATCTACGCCTGAAAAATTTTTTTCTGACCCTAGCTTCCACTCCCACCCTCATCTTTAGCCTGACTAAAGTTCACTGACCACGCGTGAGATTCTGGACCAAACCCATCGTCCGAGCCTCCAGATTCCAGTCCGGGTCCAAGGCCGTCTTCATCTCGTCAACCTCCCGCTGTCTCCGCTCATTCTCCTGCTTCGCAAAAAACTCTCCCCTCACCCTCTCCTCCTCCTTTGCTATCAACGCGTCCAACGGAGCCATGTGCTCAGCTTCAAAAGCCTTTTTGCCTTCAGCTTCGCGTGCAGCACCATACTTCGACAACGCGTCCGCAGGACTCACCAGCAAGTTCGCCGCCTGATACGACAACGGCTCCTCCGCCAACACACGCCCAGCCTCCGCATGTCCTTCCCGCGCTCCCTCCTTC